GGCGCACGTCGTTGCGGCAAACTCGCTGAAGAGTTGACAGACGAAGAAGTCCTGTCCGCTAGACAGTCCCTGTTCTTTTTCCTGACAAGCCTTTCCAATATCGGTATCAACTACTGGGCCATCAACAAAATTGTTGTTGGTTTGAATGCCGACAATTATCAATATTTTTTGCCTGCGGGTACGATTGATGTGCTGAATGTGCTGTATCGCACAATGACTCAGCCCTCTGGCTCCTATACATCCTCAGCGGGAGGGGTAACAGCCAACGTCTATGATGACAATCCTCAAACTTATTGTGTGCAGTCTTCACCGAATGGGAATATCGCCGTCAATTATGGGACAAATAACCCGATCTATATTGGCTCTATTGGCATTCTTCCTTACGTGGCTGGCGGTGGATCTGCTACTTGGAATTATGTATACGAGTATTCATATGACAATGCCACGTGGACTACTCTCTATACAGCAACCAATCAAACAGTTACAGATAACACATGGGTATGGCAAGACATCAACCCCGGTGCTAACGTCCCTTACTACAGAATGCGCGCAACCGGTGGCACGACTCTGTCCTTGCGCGAACTCTACTTCGGAAACAATTCGCGCGAATTGCAGATGTCTCGCTTAAACCGCGACGACTATACAAATCTGCCAAACAAACAGTTCACTGCGAACCAGCCGTTCCAGTTTTATTTTGAGCGCACTATTCCTCAGCCAAATGTCGTGCTGTGGCCAACGCCGTCTGACACTTTTGTGCAGATGACGATCTGGTACTCACGTCAGGTGATGGACATCACTTCTTTGAGTCAAGAACTAGAAGTGCCACAACGCTGGTATGAGGCTGTGGTGATGAATCTGGCTCACCGTATGAGCCTTGAGTTGCCTCAGGTTGATTTGGCTCGTATTCAGTACCTTGAGAAAATGGCTATGCAGTATCTCAATGAGGCAGAGCAAGAAGAGCGCGACAAATCACCAATCTACTGGGCGCCGAATATTTCGGTGTACACAAGATAATGCCAGTCTGGCTCGACACTCGCGGTTTATCGTCTCTGGCGATAGCGGTCTGCGACCGTTGCAAGATGAAAAGATCCTTTGTCAGCCTCGGCCCAGATCCAAACTTCCCCGGTCTTCGGGTATGCGACCAAGGTTGCAGGGATAACTTTGACCCTTGGAGATTGCCTGCTCGAAAAACTGAACGTATCAATCTTCGGTTCCCACGTCCTGATGTGAGTGTTGCCGCAAACGACAACTTCCTGATGACGGGTAGCCAGTCCATGGACGGGTCAAGTCAGTTCCAGATTTCAACGGAGCAAAACACTCAGACTCCAACGAATACCGGAAACGAAGACACGATTGCTCCTAACCCTCCAGACAATACGAGTACATAATGTCAGCACAAGTCTCCATTACCCAACTCCCAGCCGCCGGTACTATTACAGGTACTGAGGCGGTTCCAATCGTCCAAAACGGGGTCACTGTACGCACGACTACGGGCGCGATTGCCGCCGCCCCAAGTCAAACGCAGACCTTTTTAACGGTCAATCAAGAGCCAACACTGCCAAATAGCCGTTATGTCGGCGTGACAAATGGTCTAACTATCACTGACGGTGGCGCTCAGGGCCTCTTTAATATCGGCACCACAGGCGCTTTATTGTCTTTGGTGAACTCAGGTACTGGCTTTCAGGTAAAAACGTCTTCTACGGCCATTGCGGCGCGTTCTATAGCGGTTGCAAACTCTGGTTTAGGTATTACAAATGGTGATGGCATTGCTGGAAACCCAACAATTTCGCTTTCCGGGCCTGTTTTAAACCTTGCAAATGCCAGTTTTAACGGTTTTATGGTCTTAAAGACCGATGGATCGATCACCAGCACAACTTTGGTTGGCCAAACCAATCAAATTGGCATCACAAACCCTACCGGTGTTGGTAATCCAGTCATTTCAATTGCTGATAACCCAATAATTCCCGGTACTGGGTCAATGTTGATCCCATCCGGCACAACATCTCAGCAACCTTCTGCCCCGCAAGTGGGTATGTTCCGTTACGACACCACTTTTGGCGCGTTCTATGGCTATTCTGGCGGCTCATGGAGGCAGTTCTCGCTGTCTGGCGGCGTAACTGAGATTGATACCGGTACAGGCTTAACTGGCGGCCCTATTTTTGGTACTGGTACGATTTCAATTGCCAATACTACTGTGACTGCCGGGTCTTATGGCTCTACAACACAGGTCGGAACCTTCACAGTTAATGCGCAAGGGCAGTTGACTACGGCCGCAAGTGTCAATATTAGTGCCTCCGCTATTGGCGCGGTGACCACAATCAATGGTACAGCAAACGAAATAACTTCAACAGGAACGACGACTGTCACCCTGTCTTTGCCAACTGCTTTGACGTTTACCGGAAAAACAATCACTGGCGGTGGTTTTACTGGCGGCACAATCAATAACACCCCAATTGGCGGCTCTACCGCCAGTACCGGTGCTTTTACTACATTGACCGCGTCTGTAAGTGCTAGTGTGGCCGGTGACACCGTTACAACCAATACAGCGACCCAAACATTGACAAACAAGTCAATGAGTGGCTCTAGCAACACGTTTACCAATATCCCTAACTCGGCTCTGGTCAACAGTTCTATTACGCTGGGAACAACCAACATTGCCCTTGGCGGCACTTCTTTGGCCCCTGTTGGCTTGACTTCTGTCACAGTTACGCAAAACCCAACAACTGGTTTGCAGTTGGCCACCAAGTCTTATGTAGATAACGCTTTGGCGGCCGGTATTGATGTTCACACCGCAGTGGTAGATGACTCTGATACCAACCTTGCATCTACCTATGTAACCGGTGGAACGACTCCAACTTGGACGACCATCACTACAAACAACACATTGACGACTGGTTCTGCTCATGGACTGTCTCAATGGGACGTAATTGTCTTTGGATCAACTACAAACGGGTTGACCGCAGGTACAGCGTATTTTGTTGAGAGCATTGTCTCTACAACTGCAATCACTTTGTCGTTGGCATATGAAGGCGCTCAAATCACTTCGTTGACCAATGGATCAGGGTTATCCATTACGTCTCGTGCCAATTCCGGTGTGGGCGCAACATTGACATCGACCACAAACGGCCCGCTGGTTCTTGAAGGTTACACCGCTGTATTGAATGACCGAATTTTGGTTCTTGGCCAAACTTCTGCGTTTCAAAACGGTTGCTACTACGTAACTCAAGTAGGCGTGGCATCTGTATCCCCATGGATATTGACTCGATCTACTGATGCAAACAAGTATCTGCCTAATGGCGGCCCTAACTACCTAGATCAAGGTGCTTACTTCCTTGTCACTGGTGGCGGTGATTCTGGTGAGGCGTATATATGTAGCAACATAGGCACAATCGTATTTGGTACAACAAACATTACTTTTGGCTTGTTTAGTCTAGTTCAAAACTACACCGCAGGCACTGGATTAAGCCTTTCTGGATCAAACGTATTTAGCATCAGCAATACCGCTGTAACCGCTGGATCATACGGTTCTGCAACTCAAGTTGGTACATTTACTGTCAACGCTCAAGGTCAACTGACTTTGGCCGGCAACACGACCGTGACCCCAGCCGTTGGGTCGATTACTGGTCTAGGTACGGGTGTAGCCACTGCTTTGGGCGTAAATACTGGTTCTGCTGGTGCTTTTGCGATCTTGGGTAACGCCGCATCGTTCTCGACGATTTCAGCCTCTGGCGTGATCACTTCGACCGTTGCGACAGGCACTGCACCGTTCACGGTGGCATCAACAACTCAGGTGGCAAATTTGAATGCGGCAAGCGCAGGAAATGCCACAAACACTGGCATCACACTGGCTTCCACAGGTGCAACAAATTACTTAACTTTTGTCACTGCTACTAGTGGAAATCTGCCGCAATTGGTAAACTCAACGATAACTTGCAATGCCGCAACTGGTGCGATTACAGGTGGCATTACCGGAGGAACATTCTAATGTCAGCAACAGGCTATACACCGATTCAGATTTACTACAGTACGACTGCCTCGGCCGTCCCTGTAAACACGAACCTTGCAAATGGCGAGTTGGCAATCAACATCAACGACGGCAAACTGTATTACAAGGATTCTGGCGGTACTGTGCGCTTGTTGGCATCGAATGCAACATCTTCACCTGTTCTGTCGTTCCAGACCTCCTTGGGAGGTTTGACGCCTTCTACAGCCACAACTGGCGTGGTGACCCTTGCGGGTACTTTGAACACCTCTTCTGGCGGTACAGGACTGACTACATACACCGCTGGTGACTTGTCTTACTACGCTTCTGGTACTGCTCTATCCAAGTTGGGTATTGGAACTGCTGGCTACTTCCTATCGTCTTCTGGCTCTGCTCCACAGTGGTCTCAGACCTTGGGTGTGGCAAACGGCGGTACAGGACTCAACACACTTACGACAGGCTACATTCCGTACGGCAATGGCACTTCTGCTTTTGGTGGTTCTGCAAACCACTTCTGGGACTCTACAAACAACCGCTTGGGTATTGGAACTTCATCCCCAGCCGTAACGGTGTCAATTTCCGCAACTGATGCGATTTTGATTCCCAACGGTACAACTGCACAGCGTCCAACAGGCGCGGCAGGTTACTTGCGATTCAACAGTTCAACGACTCAATTTGAAGGCTACAACGGCACGACTTGGGCATCTGTGGGTGGCGCGGCGATTACCAACGACACCACGACTGCATCGGCCCTGTACCCATTGTTTGCCAACGCAACGACTGGCACTGCGCTGACAATCTACACATCTAACGCAAAGATGCTGTACACCCCAAGCAATGGTGAATTCCAGTCTGCTGAGTTGTACGCCAACAATGGTGTACTTACCCATGCAAATCAAGTTTCTACAAGTTATACCGTACCAACGAATGCAAATGTGATTACTGTTGGCCCTTGGACAGTTGCGTCTGGCGCTACTTTCACTCTGCCTTCTGGTAGCCGTCAAGTTCTTCTGTAAGGATAAAAAATGTCAACGATACGCGCAGGAACAACTACTACTACCGCCCTTCAAACGACTGGCGACACTTCTGGCAATATTGTTTTGCAACCAGATTCTGGCGTTGCATCTATCAGTGCAACTGGCGCTTTGACTATGCCTGTTGGAACTACGGCACAACGCCCAGCATCTCCTGCAACTGGAATGATTCGACAAAACTCTACTACTGGCGTTCCAGAGTGGTATGACTCTGTGTCAGGTTCTTGGGTTAATTTTTCAGACGGGCCTCCTTACTCTGTTCAGTATGTTGTTGTTGCTGGCGGTGGCGGTGGCGGTGGTACTGCAGGTGGGGGTGGTGCTGGCGGGTATCGTTCATCTGTAACTGGGGAGTCTTCAGGTGGAGGTGCGTCAGCGGAAAGCCCAATCAATGTTAATTCTGGTGTAATTTATACGGTGACAGTTGGTGCTGGCGGTGCTGGCGGTGGATACCCAACTGTTGGCACACAAGGTTCAGATTCTGCTTTTAGTTCAATTCAATCGCTTGGTGGCGGCGCTGGCAATCATGCTGGCACTGTTGCGGCAATGAATGGTGGTTCTGGGGGCGGTACTGGACAAGCGTCTACCCCCGGTTCTGGAACTACTGGTCAAGGTTACGCAGGAGCCACAGGCAACAACACAGCAAATTATCCCGGTGGCGGTGGTGGCGGCGCTGGCGCGGCTGGTTTAGTTTCTCCAAGCAATACACAAGGTGGTAATGGTGGCATAGGTG